AGATACAATTGATATTGCATGTTTTGGTGCAGTAAGACCTTTGAAAAATCATCTAGTTCAGGCTGTTGCTGCAATAGATTTTGCAAACAAAATTGGTAAGAAACTAAACTTTCATGTAAACGCTGGTCGTATTGAAATGAAAGGTGATGCAGTCATCAATAACTTGAGAGGTTTGTTTGAACAACTTTCCGATTCTGGTCACCAATTGATTAATCACCAATGGACACCAAGAGAACAATTCTTAGAATTGTGTGGAAATATGGATATTGGTTTACAAGTTTCTTTTTCTGAAACATTTAATATTGTTGGTGCAGACCTAATTAGTCAAGGTGTTCCGTTAATTGGTAGTAAAGAGATACCTTGGTCTTCAAAACTTTACAATGCTGATCCAACTGATGGTAAAGACATTGCAAATAAATTAGAATCTGCCTACTATCATCCAAGAATTAACGTATGGGTCAATCAACGCTTGTTGACTAAGTATACAAATAACACTAGAAAAATTTGGACTAAATATTTCCTTTAAGGAGTTTCGTATGTCACATCACATGGTAAAAAGACACAAATGGGTTAACGGTATTTTAGAATCATATAGCCACTTCTTTGGTTCATTTGAAGAAGCAAAAAACTTTGCAAACATATCTGATGCAGATACAGCAAAGGTATATGACGAAAATGGCCAATTGCTACATGAAGTGCAACCTAGCACTCAAAATACCTACGCTTAATTATTTGACCAATTTAATATAGACATAAACAAAAGCCATAGCAATTGCCCACAGACAGGCAAAGAACATCATTATAGATTTTATGGATAAATCCAGAAAAAAATCTGAAAAAGACATTGTTTCAACAATTTCATTCTGATCCTGATTCTCGTTTGAATTCTTCATCTTGTTTCTTTATTTGTTCTTCCATTTGTTGCAATTCTAACAAATGAAGTCTTCTACGTTCTTGTTGATTGGCCTTAATTACACTAGGTTCTAATTCAGGCCATCTTTGTTTTCTATCATACGTTATCCACCAAAACAATAACGTCATTGTAATTGCAATAATAAAAATGAAAAGTGTATAAATGATTTCTTCCATATACATTTTCAATCTTGCTTTTCTTCTTGCCGCAATTCTAGCTTCTTTTTGCATCTTGCGAGCAATCAGGACCTTTTGTTGTGAGCCCATCTCTTTCATCATTTCACTCACATCAGTCCACAATGCACCAAGTTCTGGTGGAGATTGATAAATCATCATCTCACGCAACTCTACTGTCATTTGTTCCAGTTGTTTTTTCATAACTACACGTTGTAATGCACGGCGACCTAAGCTATCGTCACCTTCATAGATTTCTTCACGGTCTTTACGTTCTTCTTCCTCAAGGACAGCAATACACTTGTACATGTTATCAAAATAATCACCCAAATGATTAGTAAGTTCTTGATAAATGCCGGCAGTTTCTCCTTGTTTTTTGTTTAACTCAATAACACGGTTCTTTTCTTCAATGTATGCATTACGTTGTGTAACTGTAGCAGGCTTGTCTTTATGGTTGTTTGCAAATTGCTCGTCAAGATCCTTCAGGACAGATTTTACATCTCCTGCAGCACCTTTGATATCTTTATATAATTGGCAACCTTTCTTTACGGCAGACACGGCCGCATTTGCCATTGCAAACAATGTTATTGGATCCATTCAACCACTTTGTTATAATTAGAGTATTATGGTAAAGATGGCACGAACACATTGCGTGTTCCAATGAATTCAAACATACTGGTTATTTATCTAATTTGAATGTAAGTTAAATCTCTTTCCCTACGTTGTGCATCTATAAGTCTTTCATGAGCAATTTTAGTTCTTTTACGTTCAATTTCTTCACCTTCTTGTTTTTTTGCATAAATTAATAAGCAAATCCAAGCAAAAACACCAAGAACCAATGCTGCGGCTAAAAAACCAACTCCCCACATAATCAATTCTGCCAGTTCTTCTTTGCGTTTACGTTTCTTTTCTTCAATTAATCGTTCTTCTTCCGCTCTCGCTTTGAATAATCTTGTTCTCTCCTTGAGCATATCTTCCCAGATTTGACCATTGCCGGAGTATATTAATAGTTCTTTTAATTCTTTTTCTTGTTTTCTTAATTGGTCGGAGTGCATAGCTGTTTCTAGAGCCATCTTGCCAATTTTTGCACTAGATACTCCTATCAGAGACATATGTTTGACTTTTGTGTTTGCTCTGTGTATGGAATCAGCACTTTCAAAAAATCTTGAAAACTCACCAACAAGTCCACCAACATCTTTGCCTAATTGAACGGCTTGTTTGATGTTGGAAACTGCACTCTGAGCAACTTTGAAGGCAATGCCTATGCTAATTGGGTCTATCATTTTTTCGCCAGTGTAATTAATCTTAATGGCAAAAATGACACGAATAGGTTGACTATTCTAATTAAATCAAGTACAATAGTTATTTATATAAAATGGAGTAAAAATGAGTATTTTAGTATTAAAATTGACAAGCGGAGAAGACGTTCTAGGTGATGCAGAGATTACTCAAGGACAATGGCGCATTAAAAATCCTGTAGGTATTGCAGTAGTTAGAGGTAAAGATGGACAACCAAACGTAGGACTTACTCCATTCCCATTACATTCACCACAAAAGAAAGATTCTACTATTGACATTCCTGTTGCAAGTGTAGTATACTCTTATGAACCTGCACAAGATTTTATTGATAATTACAATCAAGTCTTTGGATCAGGTATCGTTCTTCCAACACCAAAACAAATTATTACAGGTTAATGACTAATTTCTACACTAACGTACAATGCTTTGGTAATTCTATTCTTTACCGAGGCATTATGAATGGCAAGAGAGTCAATCAAAGAATTGATTATCAGCCATCTCTTTATATCCCTTCACGCAAAACATCCGGTTCTTTTAAGTCTCTTGATGGTACTCCATTAGACCGTAAAAAGTTTGATGACATTAGAGAGGCCAAAGAGTTCACTAAGAAGTATGATGGCATTCCAGGTACACCAAAAATCTATGGTAATAATCGTTATGAGTATGCCTTTATTGGTGAACAACACCAAGGCATGGTTGAATGGGATCAAGATAAGATTTCAATTGCAGTAATTGATATTGAGGTCGGTTCAGAGAATGGTTTCCCTGACCCATATCAAGCAAACGAACCAATCACTGCTATTTGTATCAAGTACGTTAATGGCACAACATTCGTTTTTGGTTGTGGTGATTATGAAGTTCAAGGCGATGAAGTTTATTTCAAATGTAAAGATGAATGGACTCTTTGCAAGAAATTCATCCAACAATGGTGTCACATGACACCTGATGTTCTGACTGGTTGGAATACAAAGTTCTTTGATATTCCGTATTTGGTTAACCGTTTTCGCAAGATTCTAGGTGAAGATGAAACTAAACTTCTTTCTCCATGGAAATACATTGGTAGTCGTCAAACAACTATTAATGGCCGAACAATGACTGCATATGATTTGATGGGCGTTGCATCGTTAGATTATATTGAATTATACAGATGGTATGCTCCTGATGGTAAATCTCAGGAGTCTTATCGTTTGGATGCCATTGCAAATGCAGAGATTGGTGAAAACAAATTATCTTATGATGAGTATGACAATCTACACCAATTGTATCGATTAAACTTTCAAAAGTTCATTGAATATAACATCAAAGACGTTGAGTTGATTATTCGTTTGGAAGATAAGTTGAAGTTGATTGAATTGGCTTTGACTTTGGCTTATGATACAAAGTGTAACTATGAAGATGTGTTTGCACAGACTAGAATGTGGGATGCATTGACATATAATCGTTTGATGCAAGATAGTATTGTTGTTCCACCACGTGACGTACAAGAAAAAGATGGCGCATTTGAAGGTGCATATGTTAAAGAAGTTCAAGTTGGTGCACACAATTGGGTTGCATCGTTTGACTTGAACAGTTTGTATCCTCACTTGATGATGCAGTACAATATCAGTCCAGAAACTCTGATTGAACCTGAAGATTATACAGATGAAATGCGTGAGATTATTTCTCAAGGCGTAACCGTCAATAAACTGCTGCTTAAACAAATTAATTTATCAAATATTGGTGATAAAGTAACAATTACACCGAACGGTCAATTCTTCCGTACAGACAAACAAGGCTTCTTGCCTAAGATGATGGAAGAAATGTATACTGATAGAAGTAAATTCAAGAAGATGATGTTACAGGCGAAACAGGAGTATGAGAATGAGAAGGATGATAGTAAGAAGTATGATATTGAAAAGAGAATTGCAAGATACAACAATCTTCAATTGGCTAAGAAAGTTTCTCTCAATTCTGCCTACGGTGCTCTTGGGTCTCAGTATTTTCGCTTTTACGATTTGCGTATGGCTCTTGGAGTCACTACTGCTGGGCAACTATCAATTCGGTGGATAGAAGCAAAACTCAATGAGTACATGAACAAATTGTTGAATACAAATGATGTTGATTATGTAATTGCTTCTGACACAGATTCAATCTATCTGAAACTTGGTCCTTTGGTCAATAAAGTTTATGGCGGCAATGGTGAGGCTGTGCCTCCAAAAACCAAAGTGATTGACTTTATGGACCGTGTTTGTAAGCAAAAAATTGAACCATACATTAGTGATTCATACCAAGAATTGGCCACATATGTTAATGCGTGGGCACAGAAGATGCAAATGAAACGTGAAGCACTTGCAGACAAAGGTATCTGGACTGCCAAGAAACGTTACATTATGAATGTCTATGACAATGAGGGTGTTCGTTATAATGAGCCAAGTCTTAAAGTCATGGGTCTTGAAATGATTAAATCATCTACTCCTGCAGCCGTAAGAGAGAAGATGAAAGAATCAATTAAGATTATGATTTCTGGTACTGAAGATGATATGCACAGGTTTATTGGAGAATTCAAAGAATACTTCAGTAAATTGCCACCAGAAGATATATCTTTTCCTCGTGGTATCAATGGACTTGCTAAGTATGCCGATTCATTGCAGTTGTATAAACTTGGAACTCCTATTCACGTTAAAGGCGCTATACTATACAACCATCATCTGCAACAAATGGGACTAACCAAGAAGTATCCAATGATTCAGGAAGGCGAAAAGATTAAGTTCTCTTATCTGAAAATGCCAAATCCTTTCAAGGATACCGTTATCTCATATCCGGCAAGATTGCCTAAAGAATTTGACATTTCTCGTTATATAGATTATGATACACAATTCGAAAAGACTTTCCTTGAGCCAATTAAAGTAATCTTAGATTGTATGGGATGGTCTACTGAAAAAGTTAGTTCTTTGGAAGATTTCTTTACATGATTTATTTTACTTTTCTTGCTGCTTTCGCTTTATCTGCCTGTGCCGGTCTATATTCAGTTATAGGTCTGGCTGCAATCTTTCCTGGTTCATATTGGCCTATTATCATTATGGGTTCTGTACTAGAAGGTTCTAAACTGGTCACAACATCTTGGGTGTATCGCAATTGGGATACTGCACCAAGATTGATGAAGTATTATATGGTGTCTGCTATTGTTATTCTAATGGCGATTACTTCAATGGGTATCTTTGGATACTTGTCGAAGGCTCATCTGGAACATTCAGCAGATATGGCACCATTGACTGATAAAGTAGCAATGTTAGATGAGAAAATTAAAACCGAAAAGGAGAATATAAATGCCAACCGTACGGTTCTCAAACAACTTGATGAGGGCGTGGACCAAGTTATGGCACGCTCACAAGATGAAAAAGGTGCAGACAAGGCAATTGCTGTCCGCAAAGCCCAAGCGAAAGAACGCAGTCGAATTAGCCAAGAGATATCAGAGTCACAAAAAACAATTTCTTCCCTTAACGAAGAAAGAGGCCCTCTTAATGTGGCGTTACAGAAGGCGGAATCGGATTTTGGCCCAATCAAGTATGTTGCTGAGTTGATATATGGTTCAGGAGAAAGAGACATCATAGACAAAGCAGTTAGATTGGTAATCATTCTAAT